AGAATTATTAAGTCTATGAGAGACTTTCAAGATAACTTCTTTAAAAATGGTGCGGTTCCAGGACTAGTACTTAAATCTCCTAATACTTTATCAGAGAAAATTAAAGAAAGAATGATGCAGTCTTGGGCTTTACGATATAATCCAGAGACCGGAGGACGCAGACCTTTAATTCTAGACGGCGGTCTAGAAGTAGACGATCTTACAGATGTAAATTTTAAAGATTTAGACTTTCAGAATGCAATCTTAGAAAATGAAAAAGTTTTATCGAAGGCATTAGGAATCCCTTATTTATTATTTGATTCTGGCAATAATGCTAACATTCGCCCAAATATGCGAATGTATTATTTGGAGACTATACTTCCTATCAATAGAAAAATCAACTATGCTTTAGAAAGATTTTTCGGTTTTGAGTTAAAAGAAGATACTACAGAGATTCCTGCTTTGCAACCTGAATTACGAGATCAGTCAGCGTATTATACCGCACTAGTAAATGGTGGTATTATTACTGCAGCAGAAGCTAGAGAGCGTCTCGGCTTTGATGAGATTGAGAACACACAAGATATACGAGTTCCTGCAAATATCGCAGGTTCCGCGGCCAATCCAGATGAAGGTGGCCGCCCTGTTGAGAACGAAGAAGATTAAACTGAATTTAGGATAAATATGCACAACAAGAAACTATTAAAACAGCTAGCATTATACTTTGCAGAACACGGACTGCCTAAAAGCTACTGGGCATTTAAATCAGACTCAAAGAAGCCCGTGTCAGATAGAGAAATGAATAATAATGTAGGTAGCTATGATATGATGCTAAGACTTTTTAGAAAAGAGCATCCAGAATATTGGGATTTAGCACAACCTAAAGACTTACCTTCAGCAGTAGATGATGCCGCCGATGTAATGTCAAAACAAGACCCTTTAGCCAAACTTAGGGCAAGCACTAAAGAGAAATAATATGGATAAAATCTTACATGTAGCCTCTATGTTCAAGTCTCATGAGAATGACGACGGTAGCGTAATGATACGAGGTATGGCAAGTACTAACCACTCTGACCGAGCTGGAGATGTAATCTCTAAAGAGGCTTGGGAAAAAGGTGGTTTAGAGAATTTTAAAAATAACCCTGTAATCTTATTTAATCACGACTATGATAAACCCATTGGTCGTGCCACAGGAGTTAGAGTAACAGAGAACGGACTAGAGTTAGAAGCAAAGATTAGTAAATCTGCTCCTGCCCATGTCTGTGAACTAGTAAAAGACGGTGTTCTTGGAGCCTTTTCCGTTGGTTTCAAAGTCAAGGATGCTGATTATATCAAAGAAACTGACGGATTAATGATTAAGGATGCTGAATTGTTTGAAGTATCGGTTGTATCGGTACCATGCAATCAAGCAGCTACTTTTTCTCTCGCGAAATCGTTTGACTCTCAAGAAGAGTACAATGAGTTCAAGAAAACTTTCACCAATCGTGTAGATCTAACAGGTCAGTCTCTGACCAAAGAAGATGAAATATCATCCAACCTGGTTAGTGATGCACCTACAAGCTCCGAGAAATCGGAAAAACAGGAGATCAAAATGGATACTAATGAATCCGGAATCGACTTGGAAGCATTTGCTAAGAAAGTAGCTGAAGAAACTGCTGCTAAAATTGCAATGAAACAAGCCGAACAAAAAGCTGCAGACGCAGACGCCGCTGAAAAAGCTGCTGAAGTTGCTGCTGAAAAAGCTGCTCAAGATGAGCAAGTTAAATCAACTATTCGTACTGGTATTGAAACTGGTGCAGAAAAGTTACAAGCAGATCTTGAAAAAGAATTTGCGGCAAAGGATGCTGATCATGCAGAAATCGTTGCTAAATATGAGTCTGCCATTGCAGAAAAAGCAGGTGAATTGGAAGCTATGCGTAACAGCAAGCGTGACTTTTCAGAAACTCGTAAGTCAGGTGACTTAACAGCCTTTGGTGCTGAGTTCTTAGGCGCTCACATTCTTGGTAAAATTACTGGTAAAGGTATGGATACTGACTACGGTCAAGGTCTTATGCAAAAAGCTGGTGTAAATGTAACTGCAACTGGTAATGTAACTATCTCTTTAGATACTGCAGTACAAACTCAGTTCGAAGATGAAGTTCGTTTAGAGCAGAAGGTTGCCGGTCTTTTCCGTGAAATCGCTGTTTCTGGTGGCGCTACTGTCTTACCTATCAATCCTGATGCTGAAGCAGCTACATTTGCAACTGCCGCTGCTGGAGGTAACTTAGAAGATAACACTAATGGTACTGCAGCGACTGACTCTGCATTCTCAGTTGGTCAAGTAATCTTGAAGCCTCATCGTTTAATCTCAAGTACTAACTTGTTAAATGATACAGATGAGAAGACTCTTGTAGCTCTTCTTCCTATGCTTCAGTCTGCGATGGCTCGCGCTCATGCACGTGCTAAAGATAAAATGTGTCTCTTCGGTGATAATGGCGTAACTATCAGCGGTTTAGTTGGTGTTAATGGCACTGATCAAGGTGTTGGTCTTTCTGCTGACGTATCTGCTGAGGGCGGTAACGTTGTAACTGATTTTGATATCTCTGACAAAGATTTATTATCTTCTGTTGGCATTATCAGAGCTCGTTCACAGATGGGTAAATATGGTATTAACCCTTCAGACGTAGCAGTTATTGTTAGTCCTTTAGGTTACATGGAACTTATGCAAGATACAGCTTTTGCTGATATTACACAAGTAGGTGATTTATCTACTAAAGTAAGTGGTGTTGTAGGTTCTATCTACGGCATGCCCGTTGTAGTCTCTGACTTGTTAACTAAAGCTGATAACACTACTTCATTCGCTATTGTTAATACTCGTAACTACGTGATCCCACGTTTACGCGGTGTAGCAATTGAGTCTGATTACTCAGTAACTAACCAACGAACTGATTTGGTTGCTAGTCAATCTATTGGCTTCACTGAATTGGTTGCAGGTTATGCACTCAACAACCCAGCAGTACACGTTATTCACCAAGCGTAATAGCAGTACTACTAATAACTTCGGGGTGGTTCGCCGCCCCCAAGTTTTTACTAATGGACTTATAACATGGCCGACTTAATAACACTTACAGATTACAAAGAGCTAGAGGGGGTTACCAATACTCAGCATGACGCTCGTACTGGAGTTATCATTGATTCTGTGAGTCAATTAGTAAAAACTTATTGTGGAAATAGCATTATAGATTTTTATACTACAAATAAAGTAGAAACACTCTCTGTGATGCACCCTACAGCTGTAATTCAGCTAACAGAGTGCCCTGTCAATACACTTGTAACTGTGCAAGAGCGCAGCGAGATAGGGGGTTCTTATTCCACCTTATCTAACACCACTGACGTAGAGCTAGATAAAACCACAGATACTTTGTACAGAATCTCTAGTGGAGCATACAAGCACTGGGAGCAGGGAATAAATTCTGTTAAGATTACTTACACAGCGGGGTATGAGTCTACCCCTGCAGATTTAAAATTAGCAATAGCAGATCTAGTTACTCACTACTTAAAAGGTGAGCATAAGGAGCGTAGAACAATTAGTGGCGCTACTATACAGAATCAAAAAAGCGATATAACCTTTCCTGATCATATTAAGAGAGTGTTAGATTTATATAAGACCTACTAATGGCTAAGAAAAACCTAGAAACTTTTTTAAAGAAACTAGAAAAAGAACTAGATAAAGATAATGAATATAGAAAACTAGTATCAGATGTAAAAGCGCATCAGTTTCATATAACAAAAGATGGTTTACTTGAACAAGCATTATTTCAAGCAGAGCAAGATGGGGTAACTAGATCTAAAGGCCTTATACAGAAAGTTACTGATCAGTACTTCAAGGATATAGTAGCAGGGTTTAAGCCTTTTGATGTAAATAAAGGCCCTAAAACTATAATTGTTTTTGCCAAGAAAGTAACTGGAAATTCATTTTCTATAACATTTCAGGCAAACATGGCAGAGATAAAGAAAGTTTCTCCACAAGGGCTATTGATGCCTGGAGGCAGCTTTCAAGCAGGAACAACTTTTAATAGTATAAAGTTCATTATTAATCCTGCTAAACAGAAGTTTCATGCTGGAATGAAGAAAATATATAAAAATAGAGGGCAAAAGTTAGATACCTCAAAAATGCTTGATATAGGACACAGTGAAGAAGCAGCAGTTTATGACAACAAAGTCAGTGACGCGCTACTTAGCTCTGGAGAGATACCTGCTTCAGCATACAACATGGAAGAGCTAGCAGCTATACTAGCGTTGAAGAAAAATGACAAGACAAATGTGATTACTTGTAGTTTAGAGTCTGCTTCAAAAAATAGGTCTCATGGACAGTACTTGAGTCAAAAGTCAAAGCACTTTGACCAGTTAATCAAAAAAGCACTAGAGCGTTTACCTAGCTTAGCTTTGACAAAAGGATCGGATACTCCTTTAGAGAGAACAGGTAAGAAAGCAGCTAAATCTATATTAAAAGAGTTTAAAAAGATAAAAGGATTAGATGTACAGATAAGAGAAGATGACTTAAAGATAGAAGAAAAGACTACTCTTGCACAGCTAAAGTTAAAAAGAAAGATAACTGGTAGTAAGAAGGGTGTCAAAACCAGGAAGCCAAAAGGTACGAAAACTCAAGGAAACAAAGGAGTTAGCTCCACACCTTTAGTACTTATAGCTAGCCTCAATAAGAGACTCCCAGAAGTAGTAGCAAAGAACATGAAAAAGCCTGCGCTAGAGTATCAAACAGGTAGATTTGCAGAGAGTGTTAAAGTAACAGATGTTATGTTGACAGCCAAAGGTTTTCCAAGTGTAGGCTACACTTACGATAGAGATAATTACGGGCAATTTGAAGCAACAAGTGGGTCAAGATTCGCAGACCCAGACAGAGACCCCAGAAGAATAATAGACAAATCAATAAGAGAAATTGCAGCAAAAACTGCAATCGGAAGATTCTTCACTAGGAGAGAATAATGGCATCAAGAGCATACGCAACAAGAAGAGCCGGTATTGTTGATGCCTTATCTGAGCTATTGAAACAAATAGATGGTACAGGAGAGTTTCTTACTAATCTATATGATAATGTACAGCCTCGTTTATTATTTTGGGATGAGGTAACAGACTTTCCTGCTGTACATATTAATGCAGGTCAAGAAACAAGAGAGTACCAAACTGCGGGGTACAAAGATAGATTTTTACAAGTAACCCTTCGTTGCTACGTAAATGAAGAGAATGCACAGAACGCATTAGCAGCTCTTCTTGAAGACGTAGAGACTTTATTAGAGGATAACTCAAAAATGACTTTTAAGAATAAAAAAGGCACAGATGAGCATATCCACCAAATAACCATTCTTACCATCGATACCGATGAGGGAGTGTTAGAGCCTTTAGGTGTCGGTGAGATGGGCATAGAGGTTCGTTATTAGAAACAGCTAACACGAACAAACGTTCACGCTTAGTTCTTTCAAGTGTATAGGAGACAATTATGTCATCAATATTTTTAAGTAGAAACGCCAGACTGATCTGTCAGTTCCCGACAGCAGGCGGCGAAAAGACTTTTGAAATTCCAATTTTAGAAGGATTTTCTTTCTCACAGTCAACAAATACTGCAGAAGTAACACTAAATGAAGCTACTGCATCGGGAGTAAGCCGTAGAGGCCGTAAAGTATTCAATAACTCTTTGGCTCCCGTTGAGTTTTCTTTTTCAACATACGCTAGACCTTTTAAAAGTGCAGGTGCCGGCACAGGTAAAGCACATGATACAGCACACATGGCCACTTGCGTAGAAGCTCCTTTGTGGGCTATGTTATCGGCCGCTGATGTTTATGATCCAACTAGTGTACAAATTTTTGATCGCGCTGCTGCACCAGCAGGCAACGTTATTACTGGCGCAGCCGGAGCAAACGGAACAACCGCAGCTGACTTATCTATAGACTTTGCTAGGTCTCAGGTTCCTCAACTTTGTACAACTGCAAAATTAACTTTTGAAATCGAAGAAGAAGATTCAGATGGCGGTGTCCTTAAGTATGAGCTAGATGAGGCTGTTATGAACGAATGTACTATGGACTTTGATATTGAAGGTATTGCAACTTTATCTTGGTCTGGGATGGCTAAGTCAATTAGTGAAGGTTCAAACGCTACTGCCATCGCTCCTGATGTAACAGAAGGAAGCGGTATTGGAACTGCAAAATCAGCAGGCTTTATTCAAAACCGTCTAAGTACTTTAGCTATAGATGGAACTGCTTCGACTAATGGTACCGCAATAGCAGACGCTTATAACATTACCTTAACAGGAGGAAGTATTACAATTAGTAATAATATTACTTTCCTAACTCCTGAAGAGATAGGTCGAGTAAACTCTCCTATTGGTCATGTCACAGGTACTCGTAGTATCTCTGGAAGTTTAACTTGTTACTTAGATCATAAAGCAGATGGTTCTGCAGATTTATTTGAAGATATCGCATCTTCTACTACTGATGTAACAAATGACTTTGCTCTAACAATTAGTGTTGGTGGCGCCACAGGCCCTGCCGTAATCTTCAATGTAGCTCAGGCAAACTTACAGATCCCTACTCACTCTTTTGATGACGTAGTATCTGTAGAAACTACATTCGATGCATTACCTTCTAGTTTAAGTGTAGCAGACGAACTTACTGTAACGTATAAATCACCAGCAGCAAGTTTAACTTAATAGTTAGTATTTAAAAAAGAAGTAAAGAGAGGGGGGCAAGCGCCCCCTTTTTTGAGGAAGTAATATGGCGGCACTTTATATATCGAACGAGGTAAGGATCTTTTTACATACTGGTAGTACTTACTACGAGTTAGTAGTTGCACCTGGCTTTACGTTTAACCAAAATAGTACTTCAGAAACTATTAATGCTACTACATTACCTCTTACGAGATATATCGCAGCAGTTCCCTCAACCAAAGTAGTTGAGAAAATTAAAACAGAGTTTGAGCCGGCTACTTGGAACTTCACCACTTTTGTTCGACCTGTTGCAGCAACAGGTGGGCCAAACGATACCCATAATGTTTTGTGGAGGTACTTTCTAGATAATGCTCTTTTATACGATAGTACTGCACATACCGTAGCAAAGGGCCACAATAATGATCGTGGG